CGCATGCTGTCAATGCAGTCATCATCTTTCTTGATAACGTCACCTGTTTTCTCATTCCATGCGTAGTTATAGATCTCTTTTCTAAACTGTGGGCACTCATCATACACAACTCTGAAACGATTATTGTGTATAGCTCCAGCAACGTATTCGATACCATTCATGACGTTCTTGTTAGCATTCAAAGCTCGGATGCCAGCTTCTTTAAGGTCGTATATATGCTCCGGGTTAGCAGTATCGCAATAGAAAGGGATGTTTCCAAAGCGGGACTTAATACCCTTAGCCACAGCAATCCAGTATTCAATCTGCTTGTAACTCTCTGCGTACTCTTCCATAAGTGTGTACACGCCGTCTTTATAGCCTAAGACGGTAAACACTGTCTTGTGATTGAAGCCCCAATCGACGCCAACAAAAAAGCGCTCGTAACTTTCGTCGAACGCTTGCTTGCTACTTATTGTCATTTTGTTTTTATCGAACTCCGCATATACCAAACCTTCGCCAGATACCCATAAACCCAAAATATCACGATCGTACATCATACCAAGCGGTGTACCAGCTTTCTGATTACGTATATAACGTTCTCCTAAAAAAGTGTTATCTTCGAGTGTAAAATGTGTTGAAACTATATCAAAATCTGGATCATCATTATCTAAATAATCAACTTTGAGATAGTGCTGTGGATTGTCCGGGTTCGTATCGCATATAATTCTTGCTTCGTCATCAGAACAACGGTCTATAATTTCTTTAAATACAAACTTGTTTGCAAGTGACGCTTCGTTTACGTAAGCACCATAAGCGGTCATACCACGAATACCACCTAAGCCACTGATATTACCTGTATAAGCTAAAACAACTTTAACACCGAAAAGGTTAAAATTACCGTGCTTATCAAACTGGAATTCTAAGCCATACTTATTTCTAAGTGGATTGAGTACGTTCTGCGCTATTGTTTTCGAAGAAACGCCAGCTAGAATATACTGTGGCTCACGCTCCTTTTTTAAGTCTGCCCGCTTTCTTACACGTTTCAATTCCATCAAAAATAAGTCGTTATCAACAACGGTTTTACCAGAACGCTTAGCTCCATAATTAATCATCAAGCGGAAGCCTTTTTGATATTTCGTAAGAACTTCTATTTGCTTTTCAGTGTATAAATCTCTAAGACTCATCTTTCATCAGTTCCTTACTCGACATATTATCTAGCTTATCTAAATATTCACTAATCAGATCTACTCCTTCAGCGCCAGAGTTAATTAATGTTTGTGCTTTAAATTCCGCTATATCCGCTTCTGCTTTAGCTTTACGCACTTTAGCTTCATCTAACTCCGGTGTACTGTTTTCAGATAAACGACCAGCCATTTTGAGAATCGTCGTCACAGCTTGCAGTTGTACCATTTCTGATTTAGCATCTATAAGTTCGATCAGACGCTTTAATGCCTTGCTCTCGAACTTATCCTTCACGACTAATTGCTTGTATTGTTCCTGTGCTGCTTTGAATTTTGGGTCTTTTTTCCAATTATCTAATGTTGATCTTCTACGTTGGACATTTTTAGCTATCTCTTCGTCTGTCAATTCATCTTCAAATAGTAATACAACGGCTTTTCTACGTCTTTCATCTAATTCAAAAAACGGTCCAGATTGTCCAATTTTGTCCAATTTTTCTGTCACATCATTTCACCCACCTCCGATTTTTAGTAAAATAAAAAGCCAGCCTGTTACAGCTGACTTATAGATAATGCTCATTTAAAATATCGTTCAAGCATTATATCTCTCAGTTCCATCAAATATCTATTTTCTTCGTTGTTGCAAGTAACCATCAACTGTTTCCACATTTGAGCAAACATAACAATGATATCTGGTAGCTCATTCCACTTCTTAACTTCGATCTTGAAAGTCTTATTGTTAGTCAAAGTAACTAAATTTTCATCGTTAAGAATAAGCCCATCACCCTTGAATTGTTCGTTCAATTCTTTGCTAGTTTGACCACTTTCTTGAAGTAACTTGATCAGCGGCATTAATCCAAGATCATTAGCCATCTTCCTGTTGATAGTTAACTTCACAGCACCCTTTTCAGCAGACACTCGGTTTAGTTGTTTAACGAGCCTTTCCATTGAGGTATGCTGAACAGTTTCCTGTTTCATTTCAATATAACGATTAGGTGTTAAAACATAATCTTGCTCCTTAATTGTTTCAATTGAAACTACCTTGGATAATCCTCGCTCATTTACCGGCTTATCCAATAGCGACATAACTTTACTGATTGCATCGTCACTTAGCACATTTACTTTCTTCTTGTAAACACGGCTAGTATGCGACTTACTACCAACTTGCCCCCGTTGTTCCCGTATTTCTTCAGTCGCTAATGAAGAGGCATTAATCATTAAGATATTGGACGTTTGCTTTTTCTTATTAAAGATTAGTAACGAGGTCGGAATGCTTGTGCTTTCAAACATCTTATCAGGCAAACTAATTACAGCTTCTAAGTAGTTTTTCTCAACTAGGCTTGCTTTAATTGCTTGTTCCTCTTTGTTGTTAGTGCTTAACACACCATTAGGCAATAAGAAAACGGCCTTATCCTGTTTAGATAGAGCCGTTAAGATAAAAGCATAATTTGCATTGGACTCAGGTGGGACACCGAGCATAAATCGTTCTTGTGATTGAGCAAAGAACGGGTGTTGCCATTTCATGTTATATGGTGGATTACTAATTGTTGTTGCCATTTTCAATCACCCTTCCAAACTCATCTTCTGCTACAACTCGCCAACTATTAGTGATTTCTTGCTGCAATACGTCCATTTGGTAGACTGTTGCATTAATGTTCCTTACTGCCATATTAAACAACAAGATCGGAATTACTTTCTCGTCAAACTCCAAACATTCAGCTTCAATATTATGGTTTAAGTTCCAGCATTGAATAGTTAAGGCACCACTTCCAGCACACATATCAGTAATATATTTTTCATCACCACGTAAAGCTAAACCCGCCATCAGCTTTGCAAGCGTTGTTGGGGTGTAGTCTTGTTTCTTATCTTTACGGTCAGCTTCATAATACTGAAAAATCTTTTGGAGCCAGTCAACACTTAAATCGCCAACTAATTTCTTAAATTCAGCTTTAGTATCATTATCATTCCAGTAATTAGGCAACTTTTTAATCAACTCTGCTGTGTTCTTAGAATCAAATAATGCTAAAGTCTTTTCAGTTAATTCTTTTAGTTCCACTAAGTTGCTTCACTCCTTAAATCAAAAAAACATCCGCTAAATGCAGATGCTACCTTAGTTGTTATTCAATAAGACCCGGGCCGGACTCGAACCGGCTAGCATTACGCTACTCTTCAATACCGGGCCATTTTGCCCGCTCGGTCGTTGCGGGCTGGACTTATCGCGCCCACACGCTAAACTTATTTAGTGACGCTTTAGCACGTCATGCTTTAAGCATTCAAGATGTTTTCAAAATAAATAATCAAACTCACGTTCCAACTTTGGAACACTATCATAATACTATGATGTTCCGACGGTTTACCAACGCTATTTCGACGGCTTTTCGGCGGTTTTCCAGCGGTTTTTCAGCGGTTTTTATTTCTTATATATCTAAAATTTCAACTAACTTATCCGTTACAGATCTAGCTAGTGGTCTTTTTTTAACTTTTTTTATATATCCTTTCCTTTCTAAATAATCCAATTCTCTACGTATTTCAACCTTCTTAAAGTCGGTTAGAACTTCTTTAACTTCATTATCTTTTACACTTGCAGACTTACTATTGAATAGATAAGCTTGTAAAAGAATAAAGATTATCCCTATTTGAATTTTAGTGAATGTACTATTTTTTAGCTTCTTATCTACATAGCTCAATCTTTCCATATCTACATTCAATTGATTGATAATCTCTTTTTGACCACTATGCAACAATTCCATCATATCTTTCACAAAAAATGTTACCTCACCATAATTTTTAGGATTAGACACTTCTTGGAACGACTGGTAATACTTTTTTTTGGCTTTCCCTATTTCTCTTGAAAATGATATTGCCGTCAATGGATCCAGCTTATGTGCAAGATAAACACATGCAATATAACGTCCCAAGCGTCCATTGCCATCGCTAAAAGGGTGTATATATTCAAAATAATAATGTGCTATGAACGTCTTATAAATAAACGGTATCTCATCTTTATTTATAAATGTCACCCACTGCGTCAAATCAGAAACAAAATCTGACTCTCTAGCCTTTGGAACATGTACTACTTTCGTATCATTTCCAATCTGCACTGCCCTGTCTCTAAATAAATTACCATCTGGTAATTTATCCTTATCAATTTCATCGGAGAGTAATTTGTCATATATATGTCGTATATCTTCAAGATTCTCTATATCCATTTTGTTTCCATCTAAAATTCTTGAATACATATAAACTAACGATTTTAAACGTACTTTTTGCTTAGAATTGTCAGCGACATTTTGTATTGCTTTGTCAATTTCTTGTCTTGTTGTATATACACCTTCGATTTCATTTGTACTATATACTTCTTCTACTAAACTCTTTTGAGAAAATTGAACTGATGCTATTCCTGGTAAGAGATTTACTAATCTTTTTATTTCTTTTGAATTTTGAGTTATTTTATCCAGTAAGATATTAATTTCAGGTAGTGGCAGTGCAAATAATTCAAACTCCTCTCTCTGCCGTTCTCCGCGTAATACAGGATTTATTTTTAAATTTGTTCGTATTGTAGTATATCCATCAAGCCTTTTTCTGAATTCGCTCTCTACATCATCAATATTGGAATAACTATATACACGTAGACTTTGATATTCGCCCATCTCACTAGCCCTCCATATTAGTTTTCTATATATTATATATACATATAATAATCAAAAAAATCAACTTTTTTTAATTATTTAAATCATATTTTATGACTAATAATTAAATTTTCTGCAAATATTCACTTATATTTGTGTAAATCTTTCCACCATGGACAACACGTCTCAAAGGCATCTGCAAATTCATTTTCAGCTTTACGCTTCTTTACACGATATTGCGTTTCTTCACATCCTAGCATTTCGCATATCTCCCATGCGCCCAAATCATCAACATAAACAGCGATCAATATCTGCTTACTTTCATCCCTGATTGCATTTAAAGCTTCAATGACACGTTCTAACGTTTCTTGCGCATATACACGTTTTACGATCCGCTCTTCCAAGTTATTACCAAAAGAGGGCGCTTTAGGTTCATCAGTGATCACAGGCGACTTTAAAAAGCTATTTCCAACACCAGCCACTCGCATTAATTTTGGATAATCTTGCTTGAAAAACTTGCGTACATTAGCTGATGTTTCGATCACATCAACATCAATACCTGAAAACCAGTTTGCAAATTCCTCCGCTTTGCTCATATCAATTTCCATCAAATTGCCCTCCATGTTATAATTTATAGTGAATATTTGTTTGGAGAACGACTGCGAGTGCTGCGGTCGTTTTTTATTTGACTGCGATCACCTTGTAACGCTTTTTAAGCATTGTCTTTTTCTTTCTAGCAATAATGACTGTTGTAACACCACACCCCACAAAATTGGCCACTTCTTGCGCTATCTCAAATTCGTGTTTTTCACCCGTCTGAGTATCAAATAGATACCACTTTCTGAAATAGCGATCCTTTCTTTTGCCTCTAGGAGCATGGCTTTTCCCACCATGAACGCTCCAGTCCATTTTCTTTTCACCTTTTTTAGGCATACCAACTACTTTGATATACGCTTCAAATGCTTCTGCAATCAACTTGTCTTCTGGATGTTTTTTAACGTATCTCTTCATCTTGCAACGTTCATTTGACAACTCATCACCATATTTCTTACTCAAGATAGTTACTGCTTCAATGAACTTCATTTTTCCGCCCTCATCAGATCTACGATCTCATATAACTTGACCACGCATACACTGACTAAGTAAGCTACCAATAAGCCGACAAGTACTAAAGCATTGATAAAGTATCCTTGCGACATTCTGATTAAGATAGCTACTAGTAACCCTGCCACACCTAAAACATTTAGTGCATTCCACACTCCCTTTGCCAACATAGAACTTACCTCCTTATTCGTTTATCGCGTACCCGATAAAAATTCCTATCGCCAAGCATGCGCCTGCAATCACGATTGTTAATGCTGTCATTGCCTAGTCCTCCACTAAATAATATTTACTTGCGTCTCTGCAAGCTGCCTTGGCTATACCTTCTAGTAATTCGGCTTTTTCGCCGATACCTACGACCTTTTTGCTGGATTTTTTTCTTAATACAAGATTTTCACCATTGAAGATAATTAGACCTGTTCCACCTAAGTTATAATTAATTTCTTCGATTTTATCTGCTAATTCTCCTGTAACAACAAGATAATTTTTATCGCCAACATAAGATAATTTATTGTTGCTCATTAAATCGGATAAAGTAACTTTAACTTCGTAACATGTAATCAAACCTGCAGTATCAAATTCAACATAATCACAACGATCGTACCCCTTACCACCGGCAATATGACCGATAGTAACTTCAAGAACTCCATAACAACCAACTTTTTCTTGTGTCCTTCTCACCAATGCACGTTCAATTTCAATCGTTTGTTGCGTTTTCATTCCATTTCAATCCTCCAAATCGTCTATGCGAGCCCACAAAATATCACTATATTGCTCCATAGCTTCCAACTGACAACGCAATAAGTTCACTTGCTCTTTTCCAATATTCGATAATTTTTCATCATCATTCAGAAAAGCTTTTAACTTTCTGATTTTTTCGTCCAGATCAGTTTTTTCTTTTTTAAGCCTTTCAACGACTGGCTTATCAGCTGTTTCTTTTTTATCTTCATACATGATTAGCACTGTTCGCTCATAATCTGTAGCGTGAACACCACTATCTGCAAAGCCTGAACAATTCGATTGATATTTAATGTCAACAACTTTTTTGTCCTTGATAAAATCGTTGATTCGCTTTTCGAAACCATGAGCACCATCAAATTCTGGGTTCTCGTCTAAAATTTCAACTTTCATTTTTGCTAATCCTCCAATTTATCTTCAGGTACTTCGACCTTCAACACGTTAAGATCAAGACCTTTGGCACGCGGATCTTTTTGCATCTCATCAATCTTCTCTTGTGTGAACTGTGTTTTATAAGACGAAGTTTCGCTTCTTGTTTCAAAAAACCAATTACCCGTTTTTTTATTAACATTCAAATATACGGGACCTCTATTAAAATTAAGTCTGATATAATATTTCTTCTCTTTTTTGATTGTGTAGCCCGTGAAGTAGGCTTGTGATAAACGGTTATGAAAGTCATTTGGTTTCTTCCAATCTTTAAAATCTTTCCAATCTTCAAAACCTTCTCGATATTCCATCATCTTATCGAAGACTTTCTGAGAGAAATAATCGTCACTATCACCGTCGAAGTACGGTAGATTTTTGTATTTCTCAAACCACTCTGCCTCTTCTTTGCTCAACACAGCTTTCTTGACGATCTGCTCATCATCAGCCAACTTGTACCAGCCTTTTTTGTTCATCGTATCTTGCGTCACTTTATACGCCGTTCTTTCAGCATTACTTAAGGCACCTACTTCATCTTTGTTGATCCAAAAATCTTTTTCTTCTGTCATCTCATTAGCCCTCCTAAAATTTATCTTTTCCACCTTTAGCCACCGTTTCGATCGTGACCTTGCAGATCTCATGTGGGATTTTGCACGGTCCTTTGTTGTCCATGTATTCTTGCGCTTTTTCCTTGCTCTTGAACTTAGCAGCTTCCCAGTAATTGTACGTGTAACTATATCCTGTAATATGTCCATATTTTAAATAGCCATAAGCTTGAGTTTTTGGATAACCGGGATAATACAGTTTGATCACGTAATACTTACTCATATCATCACCTCCAGTTAAAAATTTTTGCTGGATCATAGTCGATGTTTTGCATGATGTCGTAAAACTGTACCTTACCTTTTGTCGTAACTCTCCGAGTATTGACATTCTTACTTAGTCCGAAGATCCGCATCTTAAAATCATTTTTGCGTGGCACAACTACTTCAACAGCTTTTTTAAACCGTCGTTGAAATAAGTTAAATCTCAACTTAGCAGCTGGGTCAGCACCATAGCGACCATCTAAACTCGACTTGACATCATACACATGTAAAATCCGACCGTTGCGATCATAAATTACAAAATCGGGCTTATACGTAATCGCCGTCATTGTTCCAGCCTCTTCAAGAACAAATCGGGGATGTACTTCAAAGGCATAACCGCTATCTCTAACAAATCGCTGATAAAAGTCTGCTTCTTTCTGCGAGTCAAACACGATCCCATCAAGCTCGACCTTACGCCCAAAATGCGTACCAGCTTTATTCTTCATCGTCATCTCCCTTAACTTCATACCATGCTTTAGCCATGCCAGCGTATTCGACACGAGCTTCATTTAGCTTCTGCAACAAGTCTGATGCACTTTCGAAATCCAGCTCTTTAGCGATCTCATCAAACGAATATCCTTCTGCAATTCTGATCAAAACTTTTTTAGGGTCAAAATCACTCTTGAGTTCATATTTTTCAGTTAGCAAGAACTTGTCTACAACATCTGCTGTGATCTCTTCTTCACGTTCGATCGTTTGTTCTTCACCAACGTCTAAACTAGTCTGTTCATTTTCTACTGTGGTCCAAACGCCCTTAATATCACGTTCATAGTATTCGACTGGTTCTAGTGTTTCTGCGTCAACCCTTTGCGTGTAACGTGTTACCGCTGATTCGATCGTGAAGCGTACGACCCCATCTTGCTTAAACTTTTGTAATTCGTCTAATTGATTTAACAATGCCGATCCCGCTAACTTTTCAGTAATTGTGATGTTTCCCTTTGCGTCTACTTTGAAATTGTCGATACCTGCGTAAAATTATAAACTCATGTTGTGTTCCTCCTAATTTTTACTTGTTGTCAAATCCTGCCCAAACTAGCAAGATGAAAAGCACTAACAATGCTACCGCTGATAAAATGCCTATTGCCTTAAGCACCAGCATTTTTTAGTTCCTCTAATTTAGCAATCATGCTATAACCCTCCTAAATCGTTGTAGGCACGTTTTAAATGTTTCGTGAATGATTTATCACAAACAACTTTAAACTCGCTCACAGAAACTTCTACAACGTTTAAAAACTATTTCTTGGCTTTCTGCCACTCATCAGAGATCAAACCATTCTTTTCTCGATACTCTCTTAAAGTGGGACCGTACCGAAACGGTTCACCAAGTTTACTACCTGTCTTCTTTGCATCCCAGTGGATAATGCGACCTTGACTATTTTTCATTGCGCTCCCTCCGTTTGAATGTTGACAATGCTAAATCAAACATGCGTTGTTGTGTTTCTTGCTTTTCCTCAAATCGTAATTCGTCTGACTTACGTTGGTATCGTTTAAGATCTTGGTAAGCTTCTTCCCACGTAATCGTTCCAACACTAGCAGCTCGAAGCGTCTTTGCCATACCTTTCCAAATCGCATCATGCTTCGACTGCTGTTCCAACTCGCTTGTTAGCTCTAACCGTTCTTCGACACCTTGCAAATAACCGACTGATACACCGAAGTAATCTGCTAGTTTGAGCCAAGTTTCAAGCTTAGGCTCGGTATCTCCAAGCTCATATCGCCGAAGTGTAAAATACGAAATTCCCACGTCTTGTTCTAACTGCATTAAGCTCAAATCCCTTTCAGCTCGCAGCTCTTTAATTCTGTTTTCCAACTTGTACACGCTCCTTTGCACGTTCTAACTTTTTTTGTCGTCGACGTCGCTTGTCACGTTTCTTGCTTCGCTTCTTTCCTGTCATCTACCTTCCTGCCTTTCCTGTTAATAATTTAGTTTCACTAACGAACATGTCATACTTACTCAAAGTATCTTTGATCTTATTCAAAACAATTTTTAATTCGTCTAAATTATCTTCTGTGCTGTTCACATAAAAATCTGAGATTGCTTTTTCAATATCAGTACCCATTAGATAAACAGCATCAGCCGTTTCATGACGCTTAAATTTCAAGAAGTCGTCGACCATTTTATTGACACTCGTTTGCAGTTCTGGATTGAGTGGCTTTTTCTCGAGCTTAATCGCATCTTGTGGATCTGGAAACATTGTGATCACTTGCCGTTTTTTTACGTCTAAGATAATCGCAATGTCTTGATACCGATACCAATCTCGACCGTTTTCTTCATGCTTGACAAATTCAGATAGTTTTAATAATCGCTCAGCCCATCCACGCATTGTGTCTAAGGTCTGTCCAAAGCGTTTTTGGATTTGTTCACTTGCATGTGGTACGATCGTATAATCACTTGGATTTGTTACTCCCATTTACTTCGCCTCCTAAACTAACGACATCTCGATAACTGATAACATTTTTTCATTTGCCTTGTTGTAAATATCACGTTCGACCTCGAAACCATATGCGCTTCGATTAAGTTCAGCTGCAGCTCTTAATGTACTTCCACTTCCAGCTGTAGGATCGATAACAACATCACCAGGATCTGTAAATATTTCGATCAATCGTTTTAATATCGGGATCGGCTTTTGCGTTGGATGGATTTTTGGATAACCATTGTCAACTTCCCAGTTGAACCAATTCATGATCATTCGCCCGTCGTTGTTGAATTTAGGCAACTTATCACGATATAGAACTACTGCGTATTCTGTAGCCCCCACGATCTTCATGTTTGCTTTTAATGCTTGCGAGCTTGATTTTTTGATAAAAATCAATGGATAAGCATGATTAAACCCTTCTTTTTTGCCTGTTTCGACTAACATTGGTATCTGCTCCCATGCACAAAATACGATCATAGCTGGTGCTTTCCCACGCTCTTTAGGTTCTTTGATAAGCATCTTCCTAGCAAACTTCATGAAGTTAATAACGTTAAAACGCTCATCACGATTGAAGAAGTTTTGTTTTGCTTTTTCGCTCTCGCCTTTTTTATTATCACCGTCTTTATACCAAGCTGGATTGCTTGCGTAGGCATTGTTCCCGATATTGTAAGGGATGTCTGCGATCATCAGTTGTGCTTTTGGTATCTGATAGCGTTTAAAGTTTTCAAAGTTATCGTTGTACAATTCTACTTTCGTCTTTTTTGTAACTTCACTTGGTAATTTTGATTCCATTTCTTACCTCATTTCTCCTTCTGATCTCTTTCTGTACATTTGGTCATATAGCGTTGTCAGTTGAATTTGAAGCTTTTCTACCTCTGTCGCTTGCTTTAGATCGCCGTTATACTTGACTTCTAAATACGCTAAGAAGTTTGCGCCATCTTCAACATATCGCCAACCTTGCCTTTTCTCTTCTTGTGCCACCGCTATTGCATCCCAAACAGCTTGGACTCTCTTTTCATCATGCTCTTTGATATACTTGCGAAATATCGGTGCTTGGTCTTCATGAGCTTCTGCATGAATCTCAAGCTTTCTGATGATGTTTGTCTGCATCATTGCTTGTCGCAAATACGCTTTAACAGCGATCGACTCGTTTAGATTTTCATACTTCATGATCTCAGCGTATTGTACTTGGTTCATGTATCGGCTCATGATCATCACCTCATTCCTCGTTGTTTGGCTCGATAAACGTCATATAACGTCCTTCAAAGTAATAGTCGATCGTACCTAATGCGCCTTCACGATTTTTCTGGATCGTTAGCTGAACGATTTTTGGATCATCATTATACGGTCTATGCAGAAAAGCCACAACATTACTATCTTGTTCAATCGATCCTGAGTCACGTAGATTAGATAGCTGTGGTTGCTGATTTGCATTCACATCACGATTAAGCTGTGCTAACACCACAATCGGAACGTTATACTCATTTGCCATGATCTTTAGTTCTCGTGAGATTTGTCCGATCTGTTCCCACCGTTGCGCCCGACTGTTTTCAGCTTTGACCAACCCAATGTAATCAATGATCGCTATATACTTGTTTGGCTTTGATTTAGCTGCATTCTCTCTGATGATCGATAATATCCCGCTTAACGTTAAAACTTTGTCATAAACTCTTAGCTTGCGTTCCCTGTACCATTCGATCGCTTTAGCAACTGCCTCTCTCTCGTATTGCTGAAGCATTTTAGCAGGACGTTTTAACCGCTGTGATGAAATGTTAGTATGCCGTGCTACAAATCTGTTAAGCATTTCTAGCTTGTTCATCTCAAGCGTGAAGAAATCAACTTGAACTTCTGGATCGTTGGTTATGATCTGATAAGCTAGGTTCACTCCATATGCCGTTTTACCAACGCTTGGTCTCGCTCCGATCGTCAACAACATCGATCCATACAACCCACCAGCTAAAATGTCGTCTAACTTTGGAAAGCTCTTAATACCAACGGGCATATCGTTATACATGCGATAACTTAAATCATCCATTGCTTCATCAAGATAGCCTTTGTCATCTTCTTCATCAGTCTTTTTTAGATTTTCAATCGCTGATGATAAGCGGTTCAGCTCTTCTTTTTTAGGCGACATCTGATACAACACGACCGCTTCATCTAGCTGTTTCTTAGCTGCTAGCTTATGCAGTGCTTTTACATCACCTGTAATACTTGCTGTCGAGAACACCGACTCTCGCATATTTTCAAGATCGCTATAACTAAACTGACCTTCATATTTATCTAGCTCACTATACACATTGAGTATGGTGCGCTCATTAGCTTCTAAGCTTTGTAAGACTTCAAGCACGTTCTTTAGTCGTGTATCTTCAAACCAATCTGCGTTGATCGCAACTACGTCTACTAGCTCAGGCTTGCTAAGCAGTGTTGCGATCACTCGTTGCTCTAGCTCGGTCAATCTCTGCCACCTTCTCCCTTAGCTCTGGAAATTCATTAATGATATTTTGGACATCTTCATCCGTAAACCACTCTGGATGATTTTTATATTGCATTGGAAAAGCATCTCGTCTGCTTTCTCTTTCTTCTCTTTCAAGATCGGACACCGTACGCTCGGCGGGGGCGGAACTAGGGACGGTTTTAGGGTTGACAGGAGATTTCTCTTGACCTAAGTTGTACTCATCATTCCAACACTCCTGATTGAACCAAGTAGAACCATTTTTGATATATTCTTTCGTGGTTCCTTGAACTTTGATCTGCGTCAGATACTTTATGATACCTGTTTGGATCTCTTTATTCGTTACACCTTTCTTGATAGCTCGTTTATATGCTGAGAACGCTTTTGGCTTCCCACTCTTCTTTGGATATAGCTTCCACAACTTTTCAAAGTCTTCTTCAAGCTGCTTTTGGACATTATTATTAGATGATTTATTATATTGTTCTTTTATGGCGTAACCTGTTACACCCCCCGGGTGAATTTCATTACATGGGGGGGCGTAATCTGTTACACCCCCCATAAATCTGTTGCAATATGGGGAAGTAATTCTTTCTCGTCCTATAACTTTCCCGCTTTTCTTATCAGTTATTATTTCTCTTTTGATATATCCCAACTTTTCTAATTCCGATAAGCAATTTTGAACTGTCTTTTCTGATTTAGCTCGTATTCTCTTAGCCATCTCTTTATTACTCATAAAGAAGCTACCTGTAACATTGAGCATTGAGAAAATTTCACCAAATAAAAGAATTGACTTATCGCTTTTAAATCTTGGATCATGAGCAACCTCAGCAGGGATGTTTAGAAATAATCTGACTCCCGTAAATTCTTTTTCAGCCATACTTCACACCTCCCATTTTCTATCGGGCATCCCACCCGTTCGGCGATTGTACGTTCGCTAACTCTCGTAGTTTCCTTTAACGTTGATTTTCTTTAGTGTTTCTTCGTCCAGCTTGATACCATTTGCTGAAACGTGATATAACTCTGCAAATCTTTCTGGCCCAAGCTGATGATAGTTCTGATGGTGCGTTCTACATAACGGCAGAACTCTATGTTGCGTATGGTCCACTTTGTTACGATCAACACCCATTCCAACTGTATCGACGTGGTGTATATCAGCTGGTAAACCACATACTAGGCAAACTCGATGTCTACAGCATTGATAGATGAAGTACTGTTCTTCTTTTGGCAGTAGCTCGTATCCTTTAGCAAAAGGAACATGCCACTCAAACATGAAATCTACTACCAATTCGATCAACACATTAGCATCAGTCACACTCGATCGTGTGTAATCTGCTAAACTGATCTCTTTGCCTGTGTAATACTGGTATTGCAGATAGAACATGTCTTTCAAGAAATCTTGTGGTACAACGAAGTGGTCCACGATGTCATTCAACAGAGCGAAGAACAAGCGCCGTTGCTTCTTTCTGACACGTCTTGTATCTGCAAGTTCCCAATCAACATAGAACTGTTCTTTGCTACCAGCTACAGTCTCGATGTGGTCCAAGTTAGGCATATGATCTAGCTTCACCATCAACCATGCTCCGCCGTCATCTGCACGTTGCAGGATAGCTCGTGATCTTCGCTCCATTTACTCTCATCTCCTAGAACGGTAAATTATCGTCTGAGATCACTTGTCCTGCTCCTGCAAACGGATCTGCACCAAAATTATTTGGTAGGTTAGCTGCTGCTTGATTAATAGCTGATTGTTGAGCGCCAAAGTTAGATGGTCTCGGTTGTTGTCTTGCTGGAGCAAATATTCCGTTTGGTTTACTCCCTTCTGGGTCAGTAGGATTGTGTGAAGTAACATCCAAGTTATAGTAACCCTTGTTGTTTGGTTCAGAGCTCCATTCTACTGTCACGTTCAGTTTGTTGTATTTTTTTAACCCTTTTAACAAAATATCCAGTGTATTGATCTGAGTACCAGCTGGAATACCAGCAGCCACCAGTAATGTGTTAAATCGCTTTATCGATTGTTCTTCTTTTTCTGGTGTCGTATCATCATATATGACGTTGTCAAATCTGATCGTCCCTCCAGCATACTTACCGTCTAAAACTTCATAGTCCAGCACTAACATTTCTTTACCAGTACTTGCAGTTTTCAATTCTGATGTTGGTAGCAAACGCACGTTATATGATCCTGCTTCTTCCACTCGACGTCCTAACACGTTATTTTCATCTACTGTTAATCCTTTAAATGCCATAATTTATCTGTCCTTTCTTAGCTAGCTTTTTTAGCTTTCTTTTCTGGTTCTTCTGCTACAATTTGTTCAGTTGGCTTAGGTTCAATAAGTTCATCTGCCTTGATTAGCTTACGATCGTCAATACGGTTTTTAGCGTGATTCCCTTGCTCTGGATCAAGATCTATCCAACGTTCACCATCTTGCAAATAAAGTCTTCCGACTAAATCAAACATAGAAGTAAATGCATTGAACGTTTTCAAGTTCATATCTGCTTCATAACGTCCCTTGCCATCTAAACTACCTGTATCTTTGTCGATAGCATGAGCCGTAGCGTAAATAGTTTTATTACTTTGCCTTAGCCTTGAGCCTAGATCACGAAACCACTTTTGCATTGCGTTGTAATTTTGTCGATTATCTTTAGCAGCATGCTCGATATTGTCTAGCACGTAATTTTGCAATGCTGTTACATTGTCCAAACAAATTACATCAAATTTCTTACTTGCAATTGCTCTGTCTATTACGTGATCTACTACTTTTTGAATTGTTGCTACGTCGGGTTTGCTAAGGACACCTAGCGTTGTGTCTCCTGTATCTTCCAAAACGTTGTATGACATGTCGAAACTCAACAGTAATTTATTGCCTTTGAACTGTCTTAATAAACTTGTCTTACCTGTTCCGCCGTCTCCGTAGATGAAATACATCCAACGTGCTTCAGGAAATTTTCCCGGTTCGTAAAACTCCATACGTTAACTCCTTTCCAAGTCTTCCGACTTGATGAACGTGCCGTTAACTGTTTTCCCTTTGCGATCCTTGATTACGTTGTAAGCTTTGTTTAAGCAATCGATAGGATCAAGCCCACGTTGGTAGCACAGAATAATCATCACTACCAAAATATCGCCTACCGAATCAATTTCTTGATCACGCAAATTCTTATTGATTGCTTCGGATAATTCGCCGAGTTCTTCAATAAGCTTCATTACTTGCTTATCTGAATACTCACCAATATTACGATCATCAGCCCATTTTTTTAGTCGTTCGTTGATTTCTTCAAACGTCATTTCTTCACTTCCTTTCAATGACAAGCTCACGTTCGGAAGCTTCTAATACTTCAATAGCACTGTTTTTAATTGCAACGGCTAAATTGTCTAAGTCTTGCTTAGTGCCTTTCAGTTTGAAAGATACAATCTGCAACTCTCGGACCACTTCTCCCGTTTCTGAATCGATTTGCTTACCGTTAGCTTCAACTAGCTTTTCTTTTTCTTGCTCAACTAACGCTTGCTTGGCTAATCGTTCAGCTTCTTTTTGCTGTAATAATTCTTCATGATCGCTATCTGCTGCTTTCTTGGCTTCCCAGTAATCGAAATCTCGTGCGATCTCAACATATCTTGTTTTAGGCAAATCAAGCTTCGCACAGTACTCTGTGATCATTTCAACATCTTTATTGATACGCTTTTGCTTCTGCACGGCTTCGACGATTTCTTCCATGATTTTGCCTTTTGTTGCTGATTTGAGTAACCATTGCTTTTGAATTTCAACGGTTTCTGGATCGACAGCATTAGCTTCAGCGACTTCTGTGATCATTGCTTGAACATTTTGCTTGCGTTCATCACGTTGCTTATCCTCAAAGAATTTAACGCCATCGTTGATTGATTGATACACATTATTTAGCTTTTCAATGTATGCCTTGATTTCATTCTCAAAAGCGTTAAGTGGCTTGTTATAAATGCGCTTTTGTTCTTTGCGCTTGTCATCAAGTGCCTTCTTCAAAGCATTTACTTGTGCCTTTGAATTTTTTGCATCTTTTAAGGTTTCTTCAGTAACAACGATGTTTTCATACTTGCTGATGAACTCATCTACTGCTTGATCCAAAACATCTTTATTTTGGATCGTCAAAACTGCTGGTGTGTAATCAATGTCAACTCGCTCTAATGTTGTTAACTCGTTCATCCGTTAGTCCTCCTTATCCCTAGCATTGATCTCTGCACATACAATAAATTTAATGCATTCGAGATCACTTTTATGCATTGCTTCAAACAACTCATTAAGCATTACAAACAAGTCAAGCGATGATGCTTCCACGTTAGTAGCTACGTAATCAGTATTTGCACTTAAAGCAAGCACTGCAAAATCTAAGTTTGCTTTCTTCAAAACTTCCCCTGCTTGTTTAACTGCTTCTTTTTTCTGCTCTTTATTAGTGTCTTCTTCTTTGACTCCTTGCTTTAAGATAGCCGCTAATAACATTTTTTCTAATTCATTCATTTTCGTATCTCCTTTGAATTCGTGTTATAATTTAATCGAAAATATTTTTGTTTTGGGTCGCACTGCCATGCGATCCTTTTTTATGGTCTGAACAGCCAATCCAAGCCACGCGTCCATTCTGCATCTCGTGCACTTGCAACTGCTGTAATGATCAGTGCTAAAATGCCAGACCAACCAACGACCCATTCTTCGTGTGGTAAGAAGCCCGCTAGCATGACGCCAGCTAAGACAGCCACAATATAGCTACTGTTAAAATTCATCTAATCTCACCTCCTGAAATATCCAATATCAAATTTCAATGTATAAGATGCGTATCGGGTGAATTCAAGGAAAACCTAAGTCTTTTGATATGGTAACCCTGAGCCAAGCTTGAACTCTGGTTCTTGAAGGTGCAACGCATAGAGTATTTACTCCACGAGCGCCCGACAACTCTTTGAGTTGAACAGATATGCTGAACTAGCAGGAAACTGTTAGAAGTTAGGATAAAAAACCTAGCGATAACATTTTGAAAACTGTTGATTTACTCGGCAAAACACCTAGTGTAACAGCCACAGTATCTCGTAACCAAGGATTGACAAAACTAGAAGGAGCTGATGTAGCTTTGAAACATATGACTAAGGTATCTGAATCTATGTCTCAAGCTGCCTCTCTCGCTTCTCTAGGTAAAGAATTCTCAGAATCCTTTATTAAGGCTTCTAACCTTGCTGCAGTTGGTAATTTTCATATCCATTTAGAGCCTACATGGCTCTTTTTTATTTAGTTCAGGCCTGGCTTAGAGCTACCATATCAACTACTTAAATCATCTCCATTTCTTTTTTCAACCACACGCAGCACCCATCTATCAAGATCAGCACTGCTAGCAACTGGTGAAGAATACGTAGTTAGAAAACTCGGTTTTTAATTTCTTCAATGCTTTCTAATACGCTTTTGAGTTGCTTACTTAGAGTAGTTGCCTCGGTAAGCAACTTTTTTAATTCTTTGATTTCTTTTTCTAGCTCAACTAACCTCATCTTTACCACCTCCCTTCATCGATACCTAAGTTCTTCAACTTTTTAAACCGGTTAGCTGATTTCCAAATCAAGAACTCTTGGTAACGATCCTCATCGATCCAAACTTCTTGAGTTGAAGGATGAATATACGCATCCCAAAACTCAGACTTTCGAAGCTCCTCTATCCGTCTGTGATAGGTAGATTTGCTTTGTGCGTATTTTTCCATGAACTGTTCTTTATTTAGCCAATTCCTTGCCATATTTTTTCACCACCTATCTGATCTTGAAATCAGAAATGATTTTCAAAATGATTTTGTTTCCGCGTGGATTCTTTTTGCGACCGGACAAGTAATCGCTCATGTCTTGTTTTGCGATTCCATACATTGCAGCTAAATCAGCGATCGTAATGTCGTTTGCATTCAAGTATTGAATAATACGTTCGCGTCCTTCTAGTGTTTCTGGCATTATCTAAACTTCCTTTCTTTGATATAATTTGATCATCTCCTATGAAAAGAGGTGACGTTTATGAAACTAAATTGGGACTGTTTTTACAATGTGCTTCAAACTATCGAACAACATTCAACCACTACTTCCAATTTACCTTTCAGCATTTTTGGCGATTTGCAAAAAGAATATGGTAAAGATCAAGTTGAATATTGCTTGCACCAAGCCTATGAAGCTGATTTGTTAATAGGTGATGACCCTTTTGACGCTCAAGGTAACTTCATCAGTACATCTGATTTATCCTTGAAAGGTCATCAATTCCTAGCCGATCAGGATCATAATAAGGAATAGCTTTGAATTTTAGGGTTACTTCATCATGCTCAATTGTTACTGAATTAACATTGATTCTTAAACCATTCAAAATAACTGAGTTCCCTACAACTTCAATCACATTATGTCCTTCGTCCATAAAATCTCTTTGGGTTTTATGGGCATTTTTTGTCTCACGGTTCGAGCAACGTTTAACATAATCGTCATACCAGCTCATAAATTCTTCTTTTGATACTGGATGACCTTTTATGCTTAATCCTTTAAATGGACTTTCCGCCATGTATTTCACCTCCTTTATTTGATAAGTTCTAAATACTCTTTTAGCTTCTGAACACCAGCTTCAAAATACACCCACTGGGCTACTTCCTTAGCTGAGTACTTCGACTTGCTGATTATCCAGCGCCCATATTCATTTTGCCCTGGTTGCTCAGCTTTTAAGCTTATCCTGTTAGCGTACTCACCAACTTTTGCTGGATATGGTTTACCTGCTTTGGTTAGTACTCCAAGTTTTTCAGCAACTTCAGACGCTGTATACTCAACACTCTCCACTTCCATAGCTGGAATTACCATCTCACCAACTAGTTCTTTTCCAGCACGATTTAACATCAGCTCTCTGTGTCGCTGACTCTTTGTTGCCATTGCGATCTTATACATCAGCTGTGCGCGTCTTGTCGCTGCGTTCTGTTCCATGATTTCCAAACGCTTATCAGCTAACAATGCTTTGTTTTCTGACTGAATCGACTGACGCATTGCAAAGTAATTGTCGACCAGCTGATCGTAAATTTCCCATGCTGTATCATCTTCTAAGATCTTGAGTAACTTGGAATAACCACGTTCTGATAGAAGATAGATGTTGTTGGAACGATTGATTGCATTTTGGGTAAATCCGAGGTCAATTAAATTGACCTCGAAATTTGATGCTTTTAAATCCAAAATATCTACACCTGCTCTAAAACGCTTAATATTCATATTGATAGCCTGATTAATTACTTTGGATGACCGCTTGTGAATTTCTGCAATGTCTTTAACTAACATTGATTTCTTTCCTTCACCGAAACCACCTTCGATTCCAGTAAATTCAAAATTTCCTACTTTTTCCTGCCCTAAAATTTTTAAAGAATTCATATTTACACCGCCTTTTTATTCATTAATGCGTATTTTTTATTTAAAAAAAATGAACTCAATAGGGATACCGTATAATTCGCTCATTTTTTGCAACATTCCCAGTTTTACACCGCTTGGATTACGTTCGTACTGTGATAATGTTTGATAGCTGATTCCTAATTTTTCAGCTGCTTCTTTTTGCGTTAAGCCTGCATTATTTCGTGCAGCGCTTAACTTTAGTGGTGGTACTGATTGCAACCCTCTCACCCCTTCCAATTAAAATAACCAAATCATCAAAGCAATTACAATGACGATTGCAACAATTGGCAAAATACCAAATTGTACGTTGATTCGCATATCAAGCTTGTCATCGCTTGACTTCTTATGATATTCGTATTTTCCAAATAAGATTTTTTTTAAGTTCATTTATCTTATGATCTATGATAAAATGTACTCTAAAGACAGGGGTTCACCCCCTTTCTTTAGTTTTATTTATCAGCGTTTACCGCTGAATTTTACGTGAAACTCGAATGTCAGGAATTTCACTTTGATTTCGAAGAAGAACTCTTTCAGGGGGTTCTTCTTTTTTTGTACATCTTTCATAGCTTTCTCCTTTCTTAGTTGTTAAGGTCTTAATCAACCTTACATACATAGTATAATACGCATTAATGAGTAGGTCAATCTTTTTTTCGTATTTTTTTATATTTTTTTCAAATTATCGCGAAAATATGTTATATTTATTGTATAGAAAGGAGTCATGTGTAATGGCTAGAACAGAGCTCACTCCTCAAGATATAGAGTATAAAAAGATTATTTCTAGTAAGCTTAACTCTCTTTTGAACTCTGCAAACAAAAAACAAATAGATATAACAAGACAAACTGGTATCCCTGCAAGTACTCTAACAGGATATTTCAAGGGAACTCGACTTCCCGCCCCCAAGAACGTCGCAAAACTAGCAAGCTTTTTCAACGTCCCTGACTATGAGATAGACCCAAGATTTAAAAAGAATACTGATGATGAAAAAGAGCATATTGATCTCACTGGAATTTCCCGACCTGAGACCGAAGAAAAAATTTTCTCTTATGAAGGTAAAGAAATACCTAAACGAGATTTAGAACTTATAAGACGTATTTTAGAAACTGGCGAATATGACGAGTAGGTGATTACATGTATTACGAGCAAGAAGATGTTCTTGATTATTTATTATCTATCTGTAAGAAAAAACATATTAAATGTTTTTGGCCATCCTCTCTTGATCCACACACGCCACCTACAGCTTTACCTAGCAAAAGGCGCATCGTTATGAACCCTAACTGGCACAATCAAATTGCTATCCCATTTCAGCTAGCTCATGAAATGGCTCATATTTTAAACGGTGACGATACTAATTGGATCCGATATTACCAAGGTACATATCGTGGTGAATCTAAATTAGAGTATAACACTAATAAAACTGCTATTCGGATACTGTTATCGTACTTTGGAACTGATGATATTGTGTACAACCCTATAAGTTTCATGAATAGTTTTGCAATACCATCATATCTAGGGAGCGCTGTTAGTGAAGAACTAGGCGCTTATTGTTATGGAGTGAAAGATAAAATTAATTTCGACTCTATTTACTAAGATAAATTGTAAACCCTAACGTTTCGCGCTAGGTAATTTTTTTGGGTTTCATATTTTATGTAATAAGTATTATTATGTTCGACCAAAAACTGAGGTCGTAAAAAGCTGAACAATAAAAAGGAGATGACATATTATGTCTCCTGTATTGTCAAATTAAGTTAGAAAAAAACTACTTGCTCATTTGTAATGTACTTCATGAATACTTCTAGTGGGGTTTTGTAGCTTAAACTTTTACGTGGAATATTGTTTCTATAGCTAGCTACTTGTTGGACATAGTCAGTGGGGAGATCACTGAGATTC